TACAAGGGACTTGCCATCGTAAATAAAAGCAGCACAAACAGCGCTACCGTCGCCGTTCCCCCTGCTGAGCCTAATACTGCTTGGAAGGATATCGAGGGAAATTCCCCGAACTTCAGTGGAAATAATGTTAGTGTTGCTGCTGGCGAGGGGCTAGTGCTTGTAGAGAAATTACTCTGACGTAGGCACTAGTCTGCTCTAAAGTTTGGGGGTAGACCATAGTTGAGGAGATGAGTGGATGACTGCCCTGTCTCTCTTTGGTACAAAGGTAGCTTCCACCACCCTCTCCACTGCTGGAACATTGGCTACTGCCGCTGGTGGAGTATCTTCCAGTAGCACAGTGCTGGTGGATACCACAGGTATAAACTTCGGACAACTCTATGCACTGGGTAATGCTGGTGCATGGCCCAACCTGGGTTCCATTGGTTCTCCTGACGGAAATGGCTTTCTTTTCGATGTAACCACTCTTGAGGGGCAGCAGATACTTGCTGGTACCTGGACTCCTACATCCAGGGTGTCAACAAGTGCCGGCACTGCGACCGCAGATATCATTACAAGGGTTTTTGTCTGGATGGGGCCAGGACTCTATGCCCCATTCAATACGTGGATAGCACCAGGGGTTGCCCTATCCACTGTAGCAGCGACGGCATCTCCACCAGCAGTAGCCCTGCCAGTGCTCAACTTCAATGTAGGCCACAAGCTATACATGGATGTTTGGGCAAATGTGACTGTCAATGGCTTATCGGCGGGCGCAACCATCAAGTTGTCACTTAGTAGTACTGCCCTGGGTATTGCTAATGATACGCAGACGGTAACTCCTGGGTTTTCACCAACACCCCCCATAGCTGGTGTACGATGGCTGCCACGTTCTTTAGGTGGGACGGTAGTTGATAGGTATACGCCGCGTGGGTTGGGATCTACCCTTATTTTCCCTCTGCCACCGAAGGTAACACCCAGCTACATACCACGTGCTCTCGGCGGAACCGTTATCTTCCCTGGTCATCCGAAGTACATCCCACGCACCTTGGGTTCCACAATTGGCCTCCCGCTGGTAATTGCTTCTGCTGGTACTGCTATAACGGGTCTGGCTGTATCACAATACCTTGAGTCTGTAGCCAGCAAAGGTTGGGCAGAAGAAAAGAGCTTCTCCGCCGCAGTTAGTACGGCCCAGGCTAGATCTACCTCCCTCTCCTCCATACGCTTTGGGCTGGTTAAATTCGTACCACGTATCCTGGGTGGTACCCTAAATGTTCCATCCCTGGCAGCACAGGTCAAATTCCTACAATCCAGTAGGTTCGGACTCACCAAATACGTACCAAGGGCTCTTGGTGGCACACTTATACTGCCATCCCTTGCAGCCAGGGAAACCTCAGTAGCATCCACCAAATTCGGGACAGTTCGCCTGGTACCCCGCGTATTCGGCGGCACTCTTACTCTCTCGTCTTTGGCAGCCAAAACAACTGATCTGGTATCTTCCAGGTTCGGGCAGGTGCGTTTGGTGCCCAGGGCTCTCGGTGGGACGATAATTCTGCCTTCATTGGAAGCTAAGGCCACTTTTGTAGAAGCTGCAGCCCAAAAAGCGGCTTCCAGGTCAAATTTCCTGGTTTCCGTGGCTTCTCGGGCGGTTTCAAGGGCAAAAGCCTTCATTTCAGTCCGTTTTGGGCGCATATACTACGTCCCCAGGGCACTTGGTGGCACCATAATAGGCATCCCCGACAGCGGGCCAGTGGCTTGGACGAACTTCCTCATCAAGGTGCCTGGTGCCAATGCGATTACTGGTTGGGCGCAGGCTACCTATAAGTCGGCAGCAGTATCATCGGCCCAAGCACGCGCTAAGTTCTTCTCCGCTGCACGCTTCGGCTGGGTAAGGCTCATACCCAGGGCGCTCGGTGGTACAATCATCTATCCTTCCCTAGAGGCCAGGGAAAAGAGCCAGGTGTCCATAGGGCAAAAGGCACCTGCCAGGTCTTCCTTCATCATCCGTGTGGCGCAGAGAGCCCAGGCACAGAGCAAGTTCCTCATACAGGGACTAATCATTATCGTACCCTTCGGCAAGATAACCCACACGGCGGTCAACCTGCTTACTACTCTGAGAGGTGCCACAGCATCCTTCGTACCACGCACCCTCGGTGGCACACTGCTGATAACGATAGGGAAGTCCCTGACCAGCGTAGCACATTCAGTGGGGCAAGCGTTAAGCTCAGCAGTTGGTAGGCAGTCCAGTCTTACGTTAAGCGGGCGAGTTACTCTCCCACTAGCTATTGTACATCAGGCGGTAAGCATGGCAGCACCATTCAGTTCGATCCTAAGCACCATCACAGTCACAGATGTGAACCTGGCGCTGGTCAGTAACGCAAGTGTATGCTCCGTGCTAGTCACCTTCCCTGATGACACCACCAGTGCACTCTCTCTTGGTTCTGGAGTCACCAACCTGGGGAGTGGGCAATACCAGGCCAAGTACAACACCAAGATGCCGGGCATCATACGCGAGGTATGGAGCATTACGGCAGCAGACAGCATCACAGTAGCCACTGCACAGTTTCTAGTGGGTACGGAGTATTAATGGGCACACGCCCGATCAACATAAGGAGTATGCAATGGGCACACAGTTACCAGCCCCAATGGGCGGTGGATTTGAGGAAGGCTTCAACGCAGTAGGCGACATGTCTGCTGCTTTCCCCAAGGGCATTGACCCAACGGGGGTACAAATGCCAGGCGATCCGGCGCATGAGCAAGGCTTCACCATCGAGCCAGGCATGGATGGCATGGCTACGACGGATGCCATTCCTGTAGCCAACGACTTCGGGGTGCTCGGAGGCGACGGCCCAGCGAACACTGCTGCTGGGGTCTCATCTAATGCAGGCTTCCGTATCATCACCTCCTTCAACCAGATCTACCCAGGCTACACAGGTACCACGGATCTTGGGTCTGAGGGTGAGCAGAATGACGACAACACCACAACCAGGGGATAGATATGCTCGGACGATCCATACAACTACTCTCCAATGAGACCCTCCAATCTGCGGTCTCAACGTCCTTTGGGATTGCGGGCAACATAGTGGGCTCCTCTGTTGGCGGGGTCTTCACCAGCCAGTCATTCACCCTGGATGGCTTCAACTCATGGGTGCTCGTAGTTCATCTTGGTGGCACCCCAACGGGCACCACTCCTACACTCCTATGGAAGGTACAGACCTCAGTGGCTAACGTGTCATGGGCGGATGTGGGAGCAGCCCTGACTGCTATGACCCCCGCCATCCTAGACCAGATAACGGCCTATGTGACGGGTTCTACCCAGGGAGCTATCACAGGCCCCTTCTTCCGCGTGGTTGCTACGCCAGGGGGCACCACCCCGGTGTTCCCCAATGTATACGCAGACATCATAGCTCAGCAGTTCTAGTCGATGCGTGAGAAGCTAGAGCGTATCAAAGATCTTATCGAGTGGCACGGAACAGACGGCGACCTATACGGAGAGAAGTTAGAAGAAGTCTACAGACTAGTATGTGAGATGCTTACAGAGTGCGCACCAAACGATCCTACAAGTTCACCGACAAAGCCTTCGACAACCCCATAACCTTCATTACCACCTTCCTTCGCCACCCCGATGGAACGCCTATCGTGCCCCACGCGGCCCAGGTAGCCATCATCGAGACCTTTATGACCAAGGGGGTGTTCGACCTGGTGGTGGAGGCTGGGAGGCAAATGGGCAAGTCGGTGGTGCTTGGGTGGCTCATAGTCTGGTACTTACTCCACTTCGCTAACAGACATGTCTACATAGTAGCACCTTCCCTGGATCAAGCCAGGATTATCTACGACGAAGTAGAGCGCCACTTTGAGGGGCCGCTACGTGTGATGCTGAAAAGGAAGCCGATCGACTTTCCCTTCCCACACATAGAGCTCATTAATGGCAGCCATGCTCACGGTAGAGGGGCGAACTCCCCGAAGTACCTGCGTGGCAAGCTAGTGCATCTACTCATAGAGGACGAGGCAGCTTACTTCAAAGATGGCATACACCCCAACACAATCGAGCCCATGTTTGCTGTCACTTCCACGATGGAGCACACGGGCATCATACGCATCAGCACCCCATTCGGAGAAGGCGACTTCAGCGAAGGAGCGCTGGCTGCTCAGAAAGATACATCCGGTAAGTCTGCCTACCTGCACTACACAAGCCTGGATAACCCTTATGCGAACAAGGAGCTCCTGGCTTCCATACGAGAACGCTACGGGGAGGACAGCCTGGTTTGGCGCAGGGAGTACATGGCGGAGAATGCAGACTCAGACCTGGCAGTCTTCTCCTCAGCAGACATCAAGTGGGCCTATGAAGCCTACCCATATCAGACGGAGCATGGGCGTATAGAGTACCCCATAGCACCAGTAGGAGGGCACGGATATGTCCAAGGAGCAGACCTGGCGAATATGCGTGACTACTTCGTTAGCACTGTCCTTGATGCTACTAATCCACGACTTGCGGTGCAGGTTCGGCATGACAGGATGCAGAGGAAGGGATACGCTACCTACAAGGGTGTGGTTCGGGCCAACTACCATGCATACAATCAGGCTCGGACGATCATTGATGCAACTTCGCTGGGGGAGACTGTTGTGGAAGATCTTAGGGACATCTCAGCAGAAGGATACAAGTTCGGAGGCACAGAAGCCAAGTACGAGATCGTACACGGCCTGGTACGTATGCTTAATGAGCACAGACTTGCTATCCCACTCATCAGGGAACTAGTAGATGAGCTTAGAAACTTCCAATACGAGATAACCCCGTCTAAGAAGCTGAAGATGGAGGCCAAGAAGGGCCACGATGACTACGTGATGTCCCTGGCACTCTCAGGGTACCTCGCATC